AATTACGACGCCGCTTCGCGGGGCCGACGCGCAGCGGGATGGAAGGCGCCCGCGACGGATGCGGACGCTGCCGCCTTCGGTGTCCGGGCGAGGCTGCGGCAACTGAGCCGCGACATGGTGCGAAACCGCCCCTACGCCGCGCGGGCGCGCGAGGTGGTGATCTCGAATGTGGTGGGCACCGGGATCGTGCCATCGGTGGTGCATGAGAATGCCGAGGTGCAGGCACAAATAGGGGCGGTGTTGTCGGAACACCTGCTTACCCCGGCGCTGGATGCACGGGGCGAACTGGACCTCTACGCCATGCAGGAAGTGGTGATCGGCACCGTCTTCACCGATGGCGAGGTGCTTGCCCGCCGCCGCATCCGGCGCGGGAAATACGCCCGTGATCTGCCGTTGGGCTTTCAGGTCGAACTGCTTGAGGCGGATCATCTGGACGATTCCGTCACCAGCTGGGGCGCGAACGAGGTGATCGAAGGCGTCGAATACAGCCCCATCGGCGATATCGAGGCCTATCACCTGTTTGACGAACATCCCGGTGCGGCGCGGATGCGGGGGCTGAAGCTGACGTCGCGCCGCGTGCCGTGGCAGGATGTGCTTCACATCCGGAGGTTCGACCGGCCCGGCCAGCTGCGCGGTGTGCCGTGGCTGGCGCCGGTCATGATGACCATGGGCGAGATCAGCGATTATCAGGAAGCCCAGATCCTGAAGCAGAAGATGGCGGCGCTGCTGGCGGCTGTCGTGACCTATGACAAGGATTCCGGTGTCGATCCCTCGAAGCGGCTCAAGGGGCTTGAGGCGCTGGAGCCCGGCGCCGTGGTCGGCACGCCGGAAGGGACGTCTGTCAATTTCACGACCCCGCCCAAGGTCGACGATTATCAGCCCTTCATGCGCGAGGCGCTGGGGGCCGTTGCCATGGGCATCGGGATCACCCGAGAATCCCTGACCGGGGATCTGAGCGGGACCAATTTCTCCAGTGGCCGCATGGGACGGATGGAGATGGACCGCAATGTCGAGCGCTGGCAGCGCATGGTCATCATGCAGTTCTGCATGGGGGTCGAGCGTTGGGTCCGGGAGTCCTGGGCCATGCAGCGCGTGCTGCCTACCGAGGTCATTCGGCTGAACCATACGCCGCCGCGTCGTCCGCTGATCGACCCGAATGATGAAATCGACGCCTTTCTGAAGCAGATCGACGGGGGTGTGAACAGCCGCCAGAACGTCCAGCGCACGCTCGGGCTCGACCCCGAGCGCATTCGCCGCGAGCGCGCGGAAGATGCGCAGAAGGACAGCGATGCGAACCTCGCCCCGACTGGGGCAAGCAACCTGCCGACCGCCCGCGAAAGCCGGGCCAAGGCCAATCCCGAAGGAACTGTGGTATGAGACGACGCGGGGCGGACCTGATCATCGGCGGCGAGCTGGTGCTGTCGGGCTATGTGATGTCGGATGAGGCGGCGGGATGGGCCTGGGAGGAAGAGATCTTCTTCTGTCCGGCCATGGTCCGCGAGGCGCTTCTGGCCATGGGAGAGGGGCGCATCACCGTGCGTCTGAATTCCGGCGGCGGCGATCCGGTGGCGGGCGAGGCGATCCGCACGGCGCTGCAAGGCCATCCCGGCGGCTGCCGTGTCATTGTCGAGGGGCAGGCATCCTCTGCGGCCTCGCTTCTGCTGATGGGGGCCGCGCAGCGCGAGATGACGGCGGGATCGTTCATCATGCTGCACAACCCTTCCGGCTATGCCTATGGCGGGGCAGAGGATCACCGTGCACAGGCCGATTTCCTCGACATGTTGGCCCGGGGCTATGCCCAGGTCTATGCGGATCGGTCGGGCCAGAGCATCGAAGCCGTTCTTGCCATCATGAATGCCGAAACCTTCTACAGCGCCTCGGCCGCCATCGAGGCGGGATTCGCCGATGCGGTGGCCGATGGCACTGACGCGAGCGCAGCCCCGCCCAGCTTCGACGATGCGCTGCGCGCCCGCATGCAGCGCGACATGACCGCCTATGCCGCGATGATGCGCGACAAATCTCCGGGCCGTGGCACTGCCGCGCCCCGCAACCCTGCCGCCCCCGGCGGTGTCCCGGCCCCGGTGGCCGCAACCATGGAGCATGTGATGCCCGATCCGACCAACCCCACCGCGCCGGTACAGACCCCGGCGCCGACGCAGATCCAGACCCCGCCGTCGCCCGCGCCCGATCCGCAGGCGGCGATCATGGCGGAGCGCAACCGCGTCACCATGATCCAGAGCATGGCCCGCCCGTTCGTTGAAGCCGGTCGCCTGACCGATGCGGATGTGACCGCGCTGATCAATGATGGCACGGCGGCCGATATGGCCGGATCGCGGTTCATGGCGACCATGGCGCAACGCGAACCGGCGCCCGGCCCGATGCGCGTTACCGAACGCGGCCGCGATGAAACCGAAACCCGCCGCCTGGGCATGGAAGGTGCACTTGTCGCCCGCCTGACCCGCGCCGAACCGGCCGACCTGTCCCGGCAGTATATGGATTTCTCCATCGTCGAGATGGCGGCTGAACGGCTGGGCCAGCGCCGGGTGCCGGGGCATTTCGCGGGGCGCGAGGAAACGCTGCGCATGGCCTTCCATTCGACCAGCGATTTCCCGGCGCTGCTGGAAAATGCCATGAACCGCTCGCTGGCCGCGCGCTATGCGCAAGCACAGCCGACCTACCGTCGCATCGCCCGGCAGAGGACCTATGTGGATTTCCGCGACCACACCACCGTGCGCGTGGGTGACTTCCCGGATCTTCAGCCGGTCAGCCCCGAGGCGGGCGAGCTGAAGGCGGGCAGCTTCAGCGAGTCGAAGGAAAAGACCAAGGTTTTGGCCTATGGTGTGCAGGTGCTGCTGTCGCGGCAACTGCTGGTCAATGACAGTCTCGACGGCATCATGCAGGTGCTGAACGACCGGGGCAATGCGGTGGCGCGGTTCGAGGACCGGACCTTCTACACCATGATGCTGGGCGGTTCGAATGCCGATGGTCCGACGCTGCTCGAAACCACCCGGCAGGTGTTCAATACGACCGATGGCACCAAAGCCGGGACGGCGGCGGCGATCAACATCGCCTCGCTGAGCCTTGCGCGCGCCGCTTTGCGCAAACGCAAGTCGCTGGATGGTGCAGAACTGGAACTGACCGCCGCGATCCTGCTGTGCGGGCCGGACAAGGAAACCGAGGCGCAGCAGATCCTCGCGCCGATTCAGGCACAGCAGGCGGGCAATGTGAACCCGTTCTCAGGGGTCATGTCGCCGGTCATCACCGCCAAGATCACCGGCAACGCCTGGTACGTCTTCGCCTCGGTCGATGAGGCGCCGTGCTTCGAATGGGGCCTGCTGGAAGGCTACGCCGCGCCGCGCTTCCGCATGGAAGATCCCTTCGGTGTGCAGGGCACCAAGTTCTCGCTGGAACACGACTTCGGCTGCGGCGCCATTGATTTCCGCGGCGGCTACAAGAACGCCGGCGCCTGATCGGGCGACGACATGACCTGACGAAAGGGCGGCTTCCGGGCCGCCCTTCGTCATTCGCCCTGCATGGATGCCGGGTTCAATCGACAACCGAAAGGATCGGAACATGAAGAACTATGTGCAGCGCGGCGAGCGGATCACGCTTCCCGCGCCCTATGACGTGGCCTCGGGCGCGGGCCTTCTGGTCGGGACCATCTTCGGCGTTGCTGTCCATGACGCAGTCAGCGGTGCAGATGTCGAGACGCAGCTCGTGGGCGTCGTTGATATCCTGAAGGTCGGGTCGCAGGCCTGGACGGTGGGCGCCGCAATCTACTGGGACAATACCAACAAGTATTGCACCACGACCTCCAGCGGCAACACGCTGATCGGCAAGGCATTGGCGGCGGTTGGCAGTGGCGCAGGGGAAACCACGGGCCGTATCCGGCTGACCGGCTGACATGGCGAGCATTTTTGATGGCATGGCCGGGGTGCTGGCGGAGACGCTGGGCGCGCCGGTTGCCTATACGCCGAAGGGCGGGGTGCCCCGTGACGTGCAATCGATCTTTCGGGAAACGCCGGTCGAGGCCATTGATCCGGACGGCCACCCTGTGCTGATCACCTCGCCCAGTTGGCGGGTGCGGCACAATCTGGTGCCCGAGCTTGCCAAAGGGGACCGGATCTCTCCGGGTAACGGCAAGATCTACGCCGTGTTCAACGTGGTGCCCGCCGGTTCAACCGCATCAGACGCGCATGTCATCTGCGAACTGGAAAGGATCATCGAATGAGCCGTCGTTCCGATTTTCGGGCCTTGGCCCGGCAGGCCCTCGCGGCTGATCCTCGCATGGGGGATGTCACGCAAATCTCGGCCTGGGCAGGGAATATCTCGGCCGATGCCCTGCCGGTGCTGGGTGTGGTGACCGCGCAGGAAAACGTCCAGCCCGAATCCCTGTCACATTTCACCCGGTCCACGCTGTTGCAGGTCGTGGTGAAGCGGCTGGGCGGGGTAGATCCGGAGGCTGATCTGGATGATGACGCCGACGCTATCGAGGCCTGTCTCTGCCCGTTTTTCGCCGCGCAGGGCATCATGCTGCTGCCCGAAAAAGTGACTTTCACCCTCAACGGTGAGGGCGAACAGAAGATCGCCACCATCACTGCCGACTTTCGCGTGACCTGGCAGCGCACACTGGCGGGTCAGCTGCTCTGATCAAGAACCTCCTGGCCCGCAGGATCAGCGGGTTAATCCGGCCCTGCCATCCGGCGGGGCTTTTCCATGTCCGAAAGGCTCCACATGGCAACCATCACGAAGACGACGATGGGCGGTCCCGGTGCCCGCAACGTGACCGAGGTGACGCTGACCTCCAGCAACACCTTCGCGTACGAGGCGGGCACCGGGCAGATTCTCATCCTGCGCAACCCTACGGCTGGTGCCGTTTCCTGCATCATCGACGGGGCTGACGGAACCGTGGTTCCGGCACCGGGCATCGGCAATGTCGATGTCTCTGCCGGATATGCGGTCGGCTCCATCCCTGCCGGTGCATCCCGCCTGGTGCCGCTCGACAGCATCTCGGCCTATTTGCAGGGCACGATCAATGTCACCGGAACCGGCCTTGTGGCCATGCTGCTGGGGGCGTGATCATGGCGAAGATTCTCAATCCCGGTCTGCGTCCGGTCCCGCTGCCGACTGGCCATGTGGTTCCCCGGCAGGGCGAACTCGTGACCACCAATGATGTGCTGCGCTGTGCTGACAACGTGGCCTTCCTGCGTGGTCAGGAACTGTCGGGTGCGCTCAACCTTCAGTTTGACCCCGATCCTGTGGACCACTCCGAGGCGCCCAAGGCGGCTCCGGCACTTTCCCCCCAACCTGAATCGCCCGTTGCGGGCAAATCAAAAGGCTGAATCCCATGGCATACATCACTTACATCGGCGCTACCGTCGCCGTTTCCGCCGCCGTGCCCGCGACCGTCGATCAGGCGGGTTTCGCGGCACTGACCTATACTGCCGTCGGCAGCATCACCGAATGGGGCGAGGTGGGCGACAGTTCGGAGGATGTGACCGAGACCACGCTGGCCGGTCGCACCAACCACGCCAATGGCGCGCTGGACGGCGGATCGGTTGCGTTCACCATCCTGAGCAATGGCACCGATGCGGGCCAGACGATCCTCAAGACCAAGAACAACACCAATGACGAGGTGTCGGTGAAGATCACCGATCCCGATGGCCAGATCACCTATTTCTTCGGGAAGGTTGCGAACCTGAAGGATCGTCAGCGCACCGCCTCGACCATGAAAGGCCAGACCGGCGAATTCCGCGTCAACAGCGCGACGGTCCGCGTCTGATATGGTGACAGGCCCGCAGGCGTGCGGGCCTGATCCTTAAGCCGAGCCTACCAGTTCCCGGCGCGCCGCAGATGCCAGAAAGGACGATCTGGTCATGCCGCGTGCCTTGGCGGTTTCGTCGATGGCGCGCAGCAAGCCACGCTCCATCGAGATATTGACCCG